ACTTGTATCCCGACGCCAGTAGCTGCGCGGCCGTGATTTCGATCTCGATGATCTGAGCCGATCCCGCGGCGGGCGAAACGCCTGCCGCAGCCGTGGCGAGCGTGATAGCCCCAGGCTTGGTCCCGCTGAGCGTGATTCGGTAGTAGAACGGAATCGCGGACGTGTTGGACGGCGTGACGTTGTCGCACGCCTGCACCGTCAACTTGACGACACCGGTGGTCCCAACCCCCCAATGGGTGATGAAGCGACACCTATTGTGCTGGCTCATGTTGACGATGTCACTGAATACGTCACCCGCCGCGAAATCAGCGATGGCCGCGATCCCGATTACGAGATCGGACTGCTCCATCCTCAGAGCTGTCTTTGACATGGATCTGTCCTCCTCAGTTTCGACCGGGAGGCGCCCTCTCTTTGAGCGCCTCCGTGGCCGTCAGGTTTACGCGCGCGTCGCCAGAGTGACGAACGACGACAGGGTTTTGCCACTCGTGCCCTTGTAGGGCGTGATGGGTGAGTTCTCCTTCGGAGCCCCGTTGATCCGGCTCACCCAGCGGAACGTCCGCTCGTTGTAGAGGAATCGCACGTGGATGGAGTCGGCCGCCTCGATCCCGCCCTTGGTGATGAGCTTGTAGCGCGCGAGGTCGAGATAAGAAATGTCCCCGACCGTCCCGAGCGCGGACGCGTGCTCGATCTCGACCACCGGCTTGCCATAGATCGACCCGTAGGGAGATCCCGACAGCCCACCGGGAGCCATATAGACCAGCGTTCCACTCACCCCGGTGCCGATTTGCATCTGCTGGAGCTGGGGGCTGGTTTCCGTGTTGACGAACCACGCGCCCGCGGGCGAAGCCTTGGAGCGCGGCAACACACGGGCCCACATATTCATGATGTTCTCGGCAACGATCGTTGCCGCCGTCTGGGCGGGTCCGGTCTCTTTCGCCACCGAGACGGTCGCCGGCGCGTTGAGGACACCCATCATCTGACCAGCACCCGTGCCGCGGAAGATTTCATCGTCCACCACGAACGCGAACTCGTCCGTGAACGCCTCTGAAAAGACGGAGCCCATGGCGGGTGCATCCCGCATCAGCCGTTCGGTCATGTAGGCCACGCCCATCAAGTCCTCGAGGCGGGATTCCCACTTGCCGATCTTGGGCTTCGACTTGGCGGCCGTGTCCGCCTCGGCGACCCGGTAGACCCGCACACCACCCCAGCGTGATCCGGTCGCGCGGGACGTCTCGTTGATCGTCACCACCTCGAGGCCGTCGGAGTTTGCCCCGATCTCGGTCTGGCTGCACCGACTCGCGAGCGCGCCGGACTCGAAGGCGTTCTTCATCAGGTCGACGGTGAAGTCCTTTTGGATCAACCACCCACCGTCACCCCCTACGGCCGTGGAGGCCCCACTGACTGCGGCGCTAATGTGGGGCAGTCGCTTGTCGACCTGGCCACCACGGAACCCGCCGACGGAAACGCCAGGCGGCGCGTAACTAGCGGCAATCGCCGCCAGTTGCTCCCCGATGTGCGCGAACGGCTTTTCGGCCTCTCGGTCTTTGCCGACGCGGATCCCGGTGTCCGCGTTCGGCACGTCAAGAGTGTCGGGCTTGTTGTTGGCCTTCTTGAGGCCCAACAACTCGACGCCGATCGCGTCAATCGACAATTCGCCATCGGTGTATTCGACCGCCTTCTCCGGAAAACCGGCGGCGGCACAGAGGTTACTGATCGACGCCAGTCGCTCTTTGAAGTTCGCGAGCTGGTCAGCCCCGGCGTCCGGGGCCACTGTCTTATGGTCGGACATGACAGGGTCCTCCTTTGGTTCGGCCTTCGGGGCCGGTGGTAAGGGCGCCGCAACGGGCGCCGGTATCGATGATGTAGCTGTGAGACGCGCACGCGCGGCATAGCGGATCCCGTGTTCGAGGCCAACCGCCTCGAGAATTTGGGCCAATAGCGTTGCGGTGTTCGCCGGTTCTACTGCGGCAGTCCGGAACGGGAGCACACCACCGCGAGAGGTGCGGGCAACGAGAGCAGCGTGTGTGGCTTCGAAGGTTGCCACGCGATCGGCGAGGCCAGCGGTCACGGCATCTGCGCCGACAAACGTCCCGCCCTTGCCAAACCCGTTGAGCACCGTCGCTTCGGCCATTCCGCGGTTGCGCGCCGCGTCCGCCAGAAACACCCCGGCGAGCTTGTCGACGATCGCTTGATGCTGTTCCCGGCCGGCCTTGCTCGTCGGGTCGAGATGCTTGTCCGGGCTTTGGCTCGAAACGAACTCGATCTCGCGGTCGCCAAACAGATCCGGCTCGTCGCCCGGCACGGTCACGGACATACAGACGCCGAGACTCCCGAGAATTCCGGTGCTCGACGTCACCACGTCATCCGCCGCACTTGCAATCCAATACGCCGCCGAGGCCCCGAAGCCACTCACGTGTGCGACAATCGGCTTTGTGCCACGGGCGTTGAAGACCATGTCCGACAACTCGCTGGCACCGAAGACCTCACCGCCCGGACTATCCACGGCGAGCAGGATGGCCAGGACTGAGCGGTCGTCGAGCGCCACACGAAGATCGGTCGCAAGCGCCTCGTACGACGTAGCGCCAGAGACATCGGCGAAGATGTTGGCGTACCGGAACATCGGACCGGACATCGGGATGGTCGCGATGCCCTCACGCACGGTTACCGTCCGCGTGTTGTTGAGCGGCTGCCCAAGCTCGGCCGCCACCGCTTCGGGTGTCAGGCCGTCCCGTCGGGCAATCGTCAGCATCTGCTTGGCCCACTCAGGGCGAATGGCCCACGGTATCGTGAGCAATATTTCGATCGAACGCCGGCCGGGCTTGTCGCTCATACCAGACCTCGAACACGGTTAGGGGTTCCGTTGCCGTTGTTGGGTTGCGGCTCTCCTGTGCCTTGCGAATCCGGCGAGATGGTGAGTTCGCCCGTCTGTTCGGGAACGGCGTACAGCCCGCGCTCCTCGAGCATGGCCTTCTCTTTCGCGAGGTCGTCAATCACCTCTTCGAAGTCGAGACCGTGCCCGCCGAGAATGCGCTGGCGGGAGTTCAGTCCTTGCTGGATGCCCTTGATCGCGGCGTTGATATCCTTTTCGGGATCCACCCACTGCCATCCGCGTGGTTGCCATTGAACCGCCCGGTAGCGCGCAAGAGGCACGCGGGAGTCGAGCCGGCCCGCGAGCATCGCCCACGGCAACCATTCCTTATAGACGCGCTTGTGGAAGTGGTCGATCATCCATTCCTGGATCGTCCGATAGTAGTCGCGCTCGTCCAGCATGCCTGCCCGAATCGACGAGTAATTGACATGCTCGAGGTCGTTAGCAAGGATGTTGTAGCTGATGCCGAGACCAGTCGCGACGGAGCGCAGAATGGCTTTGACAAACGAGGGGAACGCCGCCGTCGGGTGGTCGGGGGTGAACGTTTCAACGCCCATACCGGCCGGCAGTTCGTGGAACGTGCCCGGCTCGGCATCCATCGCCAACGGTTCGTCATCACTCTCGTCTGGGTTGCCGCCAATATCTTCCGCATCGCGGGTGAAGAAACCGCCAGACGCGGCCGCGACCCGGGCGGCGACGAGCTCGGCCTCGAAGTAGCCGCGCAGCATGTTGAGATCCAGCATGACGGACGCGATCCAAGGCACGTAGCGGGTCTGTGCGGGTCGGTCGGGCTCGCCCAAGTGGATGATGTCGGCGGCCGGTACGCGCTTACGTTCCCGGCGGCGATGAAGTTCCGAGGGATGTCCGTCCCACAGGTGATAGGCAGCCGGTCGCCCCCAGCGGTCGAGTTCGACGCCCATCCGAATCTCATTGTCCGGGGAATCCGGCGCTCGGGGAATGTTGTACTTCTCGTCGAGCTGGTCCGGATCCAACACCTGTAGCGCAAACCCGAACGGATTGTCAAACCCCCGTACGATACGGATCAAGACCTCTCCGTCCGACGGGAGGTTCTTCATCACGAGATGTTGCAGTCCGCGCCACGAGAGCTTGCCATCGACAGTACAGACGCCAGGCTCGCCCCATGCATCCCACGCATCCTCGGTCCGCTGGTTTGCTTTGGCGAGCGGACGGCCAGCCGATTGCATCCGCGCTTGGAGCCGGATCCCCTTCGGCCCGATCACATTCTGCGCGAGCAGGCGGACATAGCGCCGCACCCATGACGTGTTGCGAACCAACTCCCGGGCCCGGTCGCGCAGTAGGATGAGCGATCCCTGGATCTCCTGGTCGGCACTCCGGTGCGCCATGATCCAGTCGAGCGTGAGCCGCCCGATCTGTGCGCCGGCGAAGTTGGCGCGTGGTCGGTGGACGAGGGACCGAACGAAGCCCATCAGCGCAGTCCCTTCCACGCGAACGCCAGCACGACCAGCCCGAACGCCATCAGAGCCCACCCGCGGCCGAACTCGAGCGCGACCCCAGCCGTCAACGTGCCGATGCCCGTATAGGTCAGTGCATCGTGGCGGTCTCGGACGAGAAACCGGACCGCCGACCAGAGAGCGCGCAGCAGCTTACGCATGAGCCGGGAACCGGATTAGATGACGACGTGTGATGCGACCCGTGCGTTCTTGTCTCACGAGGCCGGCGTAGCGGCCGCGCATTTTCATGAGCGTCTCGATGGGAATCTTGCTGACGGCACGGCCCGCGATCTGGTAAGACTCCAGGTCCGTTGTCAGGCGACCCTCGAGCGCTGCCTCGATAACGCGGAGCGTCCGTTCCGCATGGGTCTGGAATACCCCATCGGCTACGGAGCGAGGGTCGGCCCGAACGGACATCACAAGGCGAGCAATCGTTTCTTCGCGGCCCGCATACGTGCCGGAGCCAACGAAGCGCTTGACCAGTTCGTACCGGCCAGCGTCCAGGTTATCCGTGTCGGTCGTGGGAATGTTGATCAGCCAGTGATTCTCGTCGTCACCGCTGGTCTGGAAGGTGGGAGTAATGGCAAGCGTGTTGGCGCCGACAAGTTCGTACTTGAGCGACCACGACTCCGAGTTGGCGTAATCGGCATCGTCCGCAATTCTCCAACGCACAGAATCGCCAGCGACGATCTCGGTGGGTTCGCCTGTCGGCGTAACTGGTGCCATGCTTGAACATCGGGAGAACTGGGCGGACTGTGCAGCCCTTTATGCAAGATCGGTATATATCGATCTTGCATACAAGCAGCCTCAACCGACAGCTTGTTGTTCGACGATTCGCTCGATCGCGTAGTGCGTGAGGTTCAGGCGGTAGGTGTTGCCCGTGCCGTTCCGCGGTCCTGGCACTATGTAGCCTTCGTCCACGAGGCGCCCGAGCGACCTACTCACGCGAGATTGCGACACCCGTACCGCCTTGGCGACGCCTGCCTGGCAAATCGGTTGAAACGCGGTGCCGGCCAAGTCGGGAAGGATCTCGAATAGTACGCGGAGTTCGGTGTTCAGGATGGTGCCGTGCTCACGCGCCCATACACGATACGAGGCGAGATTCGTCATGTCCGCCACCGGTTAACAAAGCCACGCCTGCGCTTGGGACGCTTACCGAGAATCTTCTCCTCGTCGGCCTTGGCTCCCGTCTCGTCGTCCTCATCAGCTGAGGTGTCAGCGCCGCGGAGTTTGGTAGCCTCTGATTCCAACCTTTGGACCCATTTATCTAGCCGATCGTAAACGTTGGCGCCGAGCCAGTAGAGCGCAGCGAGATTGTACACGCCGAGGTCGATCGCCTCGTTGCGGGGGCGGACTTGTTTGTACTTCCGCACCCGCCGGCCGTGCTCGTACCGCCAGACGACGGCATCGCCGGCGAACTGCGCAAAATATTCATCGTCACCACCAGTATCTGTTGGTTGGCTGAAGTGAATGTATCCCGGGCCGGGGGTTTGGATCTTGAGGCGGGCTAAGAGAAGGTCTTTCCCGGTGTCCGTCCCGACCGGGATCAGCTTCACACCCTGGCGGTTGGGCTTCTTCGGTGGCGTCCCGATCAACGGTCTGCCCCGTTGTGAGAGCCCCCGAATAGGGAACACACCCTGGCGAAGTTTACCGCGGCAGAATTTGTACACTTCCGTCGAGAGATAGTTGGTGTCGATCCCGCAGGCCCGGATTCGGATCGTCGGGCCAAGCTCATGCTGATAGGGGCGCGTCAGGTATGCGTTCAGCCTTTCCCACACCTCCCCACCTTCCGGGTCGCCGTAAAGCCGATAGTGCGTCTTCCAACATTCTTGCCCTTTCCCCCATCCGTCGATCTCCAGTTCCAGCCGGTCTTTCTGTACATCGACGCCAGCGGTAAGGATGGCAACGCCCGCTGGCGCTTCGGCGATAAACGCCTCACGCCGACTTTTCAAACCTTCGGGATCTACCTTCTCCAAGCTTTCCTCCCACGAGTCGCCGATCGTTGCGTTGACGAACACCTGGAGCAACTCGGGGCTGCTCTTTGCTTCGATGAACTCCTGGCCGATATCGACCCACTCCTTCCAAGGCGAGTAGAAGATGTCGATCCGGAAGCCGACGTGGCGCGACCATTTCACCCCAGGCTCAAGATCGCCGTCGGGTGTCTCATGCCACCATTCCCCCTCGGCGGCCATCCTGTACTTCTCCGACTCGTCGATCAGAACGCCGCAGTGCTGGCAGAGGTACTTCGCCCACTCGACCCGCCCGGTGCGTTCGTCGCGCTCGAAGATGAGACAGTAGTCGCCCTCTTTGTTCTTCCAGGCCATGCGCTGCAGTTCACCGCAGGCAGGGCAGGGGACGAGGTAATAGTGACATACCGAATCGGCGAGCGACTTCTCGATCCGCGATGAGCCCTTGAGCTTCGGCGAGCTCCCGTGGGCGATCTTCCGGTTGTGGAAGGTGATGGTGCGTTTCTCAGCAATCCCGATCGGATCGCCCTCCGATCCCGCCGAGGCTTCGAACCGGTCCACCTCATCGAACAACAACCAGCGGATCGGCCGCGCAGCCAACCCCGCCGGGGCGTTGCTTCCGACAACGGCGATCTGACCTCCGGGAAATTCCTTCTCTTGGATCGTGTTGCCCGAATCCCGCGACCGGGGATCCTTCACTTTGTCCTGGAGGCACGGGGTATCCCGGAGCATGTTCGCGAGCCGACGCTTGCTCCAGTCCTTGCCCAGCTCCACCGTCGGCTGCACCATGAGGATCGGCCCGGGGTCCTGGTCGATCACGAACCCAACCACGTTGTTGAGCACCTCGGTGTAGCCGACCTGCGAGGGCTTCTGGACTGAAATCCGCTCAACCTCCGGATGGCTGAACGCGTCCATGATCGCGCGGAGGTAGGGCACACGACTAGTCCGCCACCGGCCTGGCTCAGCCGAACTCTCCCGGCTGAGCATCCGAAACCTGTCCGCCCACTCCGAGACCGTCAGTCTAGGAGGAGGGCGAAGCCTTGCGCGAACCTCTTCGCGCAGCGCGTTTCGCAGCCTTCTTCTTTGCTGGTCTTCTACGGTTGCGTTTTCCAGTGCCGTCATTGTCCTCGTCCGCAGTTTCCTGTAGCATCGCCAGGGCCTCCCGCATTCCCTCCGTGAGTTGCGCCGTCATCTGCCGTAGCGTTTTGCAGCCCATTAGCCGCGGGGCAGCGGTCGCTGGCACGTTCAGGAGTCGAGCGCGCAATCGGTCGAGAATGCGTCCGAGTTCCTCGCGTGCCACGCGCGCCTTCACGCTTTCCGCCTGTAGTAGCTCGAGTTCGAGCTCCATCTTCTTGGCCCGCGCCGCTTCGAACCGCTCCTGAGATTCCTTGAGGTCTGGGCGGGTGGCCTTGTCGCGGTCGATGCGCCGTTGGTAATACCATACGACCGCCTTGATCCCATAGTCGTACGAGCGCCCCCGTTTGGTCCGAGGTATCCCATCGAGTACTAAGTTGTCGATCTGGCGGGGTTTCAGCCCGATTGTGTCGGCAAATTGCTTCTTGTTCAAGGTGTATCTGCAACACTCTCACGAAGTTCTGTGGCTAATGAATAGTCGAGCTAGTGCGTCCCCCTCGAACGAGAGTGGCAGGAAGGACCCGCGACGGCTGTCGATGTGGCAGTACATCGTCTCAACCCGTTAACGCAGCCCACGCTGCACGACAGCGTTGCCACGCTTGACGTAGATCGGCAACGAACGTACGCCATTCTTCGATCAGGTCCGCACGTGCGTCATCGTAAGATCGACTCATCGCACCCCTCCATTCCCCGGGGAGCGCGGCACCAAGAACACGGGTGTCACAAGCGCCTTCTCCTGTTTGTGTACGCCCTGACCCAACACAACACCCCTTGCCTTCTCGAGCATCCACAGGACGACGGGCGGTTGGTTTGTCGTGGCCTGCACCTCGACTCTGCCGTCCGGGTGCATGGCGATGGTGACCTGTACGATCTTGCTCACGGCTTAGCCTCCTCCTCTACCAACACCAGACACGTCCGCTCGCAAGATGCGTCGGGCTTGCCGGCTAATAGTCTTGGCCTTCGGGTCTGAGCGCCGTGCCGTGGCCAGCGCCTTCTTGAACGCCTGGTGGAAGTTCTTAGGGAACTCAGCGCGTACGGTCTTCTTCCCCGTGTCCACGAACTCGAGCCGGTCGTCGATCTTGGCCTGTGGGGTGAACCGGTACAGTGTGCGGATGCGGGTGTCGAATTGCTTCCGCGTCGAGATGGTGGAGGCCATCGCCCGTCCCCCGCGTTTCCGTCCTCGTGGTCCGGTGCGCTGGTAGATCCCGCCTCGTCCACCGGGCAGCTTGATCAGAAAGGTTCGCTGCTTCCCTCGCAGAGCCTTACCCACCCGCTGGAATTGGAATGAGCGCGGGCGCTTGGCCTTGGAGATGATCCCGGTCTTTGTGCGGCGTACCTCCTTCGGGACGGCGATACGGCTCCCCCGCGGACGCTTGATGCTCGGCGTCTCGAACTTGGCGAAGATGTCCGCTCGAGCCTGCCCACCTGGTGGGTCGATGCTCACCTTGGCCTCAAGCTTCTGTTTGGTGGCGAACGGTTTGATCTTCACCGCCCGCTTGGCGAAGGTGCGGCGCCGGATCGTGAACACCTTCATGATCTGACGGGTCTCCACCCTCTGGAAATCCTTGGCGGTGTCGTTGATTGCGACCTTCAGCGCAAACGGAAGTTGCCGCGCTGTGCCGTCCATCAGGGCCTTCAACTGATAGAGGTTCGACTCGACGGTAACTCTGAGCGCCATCTACTTCGGCTTGACCGTGTTGGTGACCGTCAGATAGCCCAACCCGTGGAGTTTCTGGCTTTGGCTCGTGGTGGCGATGCACTTGATGAGGTACTTCACCCCGTTGACGCCATCGATGATGAGATTGCTGCAGACGGCTCCTGAGATCGTGGCCGATCCTGAGATGATGCCGCTCGGGGACGCATCCGTGCCCTTGACCACCGTGGCGGAGAAGACGGCCGCGCTGATTGTTTCGCCGGTAGCGAGTTGGTCTGTGTACTTGAGGGACGCGACAATGTCCTCATCGACCTGCTTCTCAGGAAACGATTTGACTTCAATAGCTGCGCTCATGGATCCACCACGATGGTATTGTCCCGCTCAGGGAGTGTGATTGACCAGACACGATCTACATCGATTGACCAGACACGATCTAGCTCGATTGTGAACTCGGGAACAGCGACAAGCAGCGCGCCCACAACAATCGTCGGCGCATACGCCGTCATCGTCAGAGCGGCCACGCCAGGCGATACCAAGATGTGCCCGGTTAGCTGGACTGTTGGGGCGAACGCGGACAGGATCAAAGCCGCGGCACCGGGGGTGATCGTGATATGGTCGGTGAGGGCAACTGTGGGTGCGTAGGCCGTCAACGAAAGGGCCGCAACGCCTGGAGCAACCGTTTGGTGATCTGAAACCGCGATTGTGGGTGCAAAAGCCGTGATCGTTAGAGTCGCAACTCCTGGCGATACCGTTTTGTGATCCGTGGCCTGAGCGGTCGGGGCGTAGGCTGTGAGAGTCAGGCTCGCGACTCCTGGGCTTACGGTGACATCTCCGGTGACCTGCACGGTTGGGGCAAAGGCCGTAATCGTGAGCGTCGAGACGCCGGGAGCCACTGCGATGTGCTCGGTGACTCCTATGGTCGGAGCGAAGGCTGTGAGGCTGAGTGTGGCGAGTCCTGGGGCAACAGTGATGAGATCGGTAACTTGAATCGTCGGTGCGAAGGTAGTCACCGTTAGGGTCGCAACACCGGGCGCGACCGTGATAAGATCGGTGACGCCTACGGTTGGGGCGAACGCGGTGATGGTGAGCGTGGCAACGCCAGGTGTGACGGTAATGTCTGCCGGAACTACCGTCCCACCACCGAAGTCGTCAATGACCCAATTATCGCGCCCAAACGCTACCCCAACATGCCCAGCGGCACCGTAGGTTGAGTCTGTACGTGACCCAATTTCACCCCAACCCGCTCCACCGTCATCGAAAAACGCTTTGATCGTCGAGCCGATACACTCGATACCGATTTTATCGCCGTTGGCATGGGTTTGGGTGATGGCCGCGCCGAGTTGCGTGCCGGATTCGTTGTCATCCCTGAAAAGCTTTACTTCATCTGCGTCACTCGCTTTGAAGGCAATGTGGTAGCCATCAAAACCACTGTCTTCATCCTTCAGACGAGCGAACACATAGCAATAGGGGGTAGTATCTCCTATCGTGGTGACGGTGAAGAATGCTTCGCAATCCGCACCGTAGGTTTGGTCAGAACGATAGCTCTCGCTGAAGTTCGCCGTGCGGACGCACGCACTCCCGTTAGCCTGACACGGACTATCGCCACTCCAGATGGGACTACTCCACTTCCCACCGTCTGAGAGTGGGTTCTCCGTGCGACCGAAGGCGTCAAGAACGCCAGTGTCACCAAACGCCATTACTGCACCTCATCGTCTACCGACAGCCCACCCGCAACCGGACCATCTACGGGACGCACAGGTTGAACGGGACCATCGAGCACGATGGTATCCGAGGGAGCATCGTATCGGGGTTTAAGGCGACGGGTTGCCAAGAACCGTAAGACGTTTCTAAGGGTCACCGAACCAAGCCCACCGGGGAAGCGGGCATTGAATTGCGCGATCGTGTACCCAGCATCGAGAGCTTCATCGCGGAGTTTCTTTTTGATATTCTGTGGTAGATCCGCCAGTGAGTCGTCGAGGCGGTCTTTGGGTAATCGCCGAAACCCCGCAGTGCCCGCAATGGTCGTGAGGGTTGCCACGGACGCCCGCACTTTGACGATGGCGCGGTTCCCAAGAATTTCCGTTTCGGCCCACCGTCCGCCTTCGCCGTAAATCTGCGGGGTGAAATCGTCCATCGCACAGTACCGCCCCGGCCTGTCTTGGGGACCATCGTTAAGCCGTTTATACGGACAGAGAAACCACGCGATGGCCATCAGTTTTTACGTCTCCGCGCCGGACAGTCTCCAGATACCGGAGGCGTGGATCGTGTAATTCAGGTCGTTGGTATCCGTGACCGTGATGTCGGCCGGGCTGTTGTCCATGAGCACGAACCCAACGAGCGGATCGGCCGGGGAGGTCGGTGTGTCGTCCCACGTGACCATAAACCGCGCGACGATGCTCCCACCGGAGGCCGTGTCGTAGGGCGCGAAATCGGCATGGTCGAACATCCACGTCCCGGCGACCGGCTCCGTATACGTTGGCGAAGCGCACACTTGCCCGCCCTGTACATAGCCATTCGCCGTCGCGTGCTCGTTGGTGAGGTCGGCTTTTAATCCAGTCCCGACACCTCGCGTGCCGCAGTTCGACGTGGACAAGTACAGGCTGTCATAGAAGACATCGCCGTCCATGTCGATCGTACCGTCGCCGAGGTAGTTCTTGAAATCGTCGTATACAACCATCGAGTCCGCAGCCATCAGACACCTTCCTTGATCAGCAGGCCGGTGTGATCGTGCCGTGCGATCCGTTCGTGAGCGGCTATGCGCTCCGCGTCCGGCGCCGCAATCCACGCCTCTTGGATCTGGGCCAGCCGCTTCTCGTACTCAGCAAGCCGGGCACGGTAGTCGTCGTGGCGCTCAGGTTTGACTCCATCGTCGATCTTCTTCTGGATTTTCCCGCGCGCCTGGGCGATCCGATTCGGCTCGAAGTGCATGTGCGTCAACATCTGCACTCTCTCGCCAAACGTCATATTCGGGAAATACGCTTTCTCTGCCACCGTTCAGCTCCTGTTCCAGTAAAACTTGTATCTCGGTCCCCTACTTCCCGGCAAACGGGTTCGGGAGCCGCGGGACGTCGGGCGGCACCGCGGCCACGAGCTTGTAGCGGAATTTCGTTTGGAGATACCGCTTGCAGACGGAGCACTTGGTGTGCTCCTTTGTGCCCTTCATGCTGACCGACTCGCCATCCTTGCAGAGCACTTCGACTAGAGCGTGACCGGGACAGCCGTCGCGGTAGGCATCGTTGCACCACAACCGGTGTATCTCGACGTACCCACGCTTGAGCTGCCGCGTCTCTGCGATGCTGCCCTGTGCGACACTGGCTCCCATCGTTCCTCCCCTAAACGAGCAAAGGCCCACCCTCTAGCCGTTGGTTCGGCAGTAGGGTGGGCCCACTGGACCCCAAGTTGTCTTGTCGCCCTTAATTTAGGGCGATTTGAGAATCTACGCTACCGTCTCCAAGCGGATCGCGAGCATAGTTCCGCACCGTCGGCAATATTGAACCGCCTCACCCGGTTTCGGTTTCAGGACTGAAATCCGCACATTGATCGCCGTCCGTGGTCCAGCAAGTAGATCGAGATCGCGTCCACACCGCTGCGATCCGTTGCCCCGGCTGATCCGGGCCGGGCACTTGGCGTGCTCGCCGGGATAGAACGTCACGCCAGCCATCCACAGCACCGAAACCAAAACGTCCCCATCCAGTGCATGACCCGTCCGGTTCTCTCGCACCGTTCGCACCAGCGGTCCCCGGTTGACTTGGCTTCCGGGAGTTCGGCGTTGATGGCGGTGTTGATTCCACCGTCTGGATGACTCCTGCCGTACACGCCGCGCATCGCTCCTCGTTGAGCTTCTGTGGCGCCGCGGCGTTGGAAGTCGCGACGGGTAATCGCTGCACGGCTCTCCTGTTGTGTTGCTGATGTCACACCGTCACTCCTTCCCACCTCTGGCGGGCACCACTCCTGTCCGCTTCTGGTGATTCTGGCGAGTTGTTGAATACGGCCTCATCCACTTCTCTAGTGAGCGGTGGTTGTAGAGGGTGTTGATCGGAATTCCAAGCATCCGACTGATAGCCACTTGAGCCATGCCCTGCTCATATAACAGCTTCGCATGGGGCCAATCGTGCGGGGTTCCACCTCGCCGTGGGCGCGCCTTTGATGCCCGGTGAACCAACCTTCCGAGCCGCGCCACCTCTCCAGCGACTTCCTCTAACGCTGCGAGCCGTGGTCGGCACACCGGACAGAAAAAATGCACCCCTCCATCACCATCGGTCTCGTCCTCCAGCTTGCCGTTGCAGATCCAACACGGGTCGATCATGCCGCCACCTCCAGCGCCCGCCTCACGCCTCAAGCTCCATGTTTATTTGAGCCCTCCGGAGTCGGTCAGCTGCCATCTCGCAATATTCTTCGCTGATCTCAATGCCGATCGCCTCGCGACGAAAGAGGTTCGCCACGGCGAGGAGTGTCGTTCCCGAACCCATGAACGGATCGAGCACGAGGTCGGTAGTCTCAGTCCACCACCGCACGAGCCATTCGACGTGGCGCAGTTTCCGTGGACATGGGTGGTCCGTTTCCCGTCCCTTTGGGCTTGGATCTGTGCAGCGACCGGGGATGATGTGCTGGCCTTTGCGTGACTTCGGGGGCGCGCCGAACAGGTATCCCACGTCGCCCGTCATGCCGAGACGGCCCTTGTAGCTCATGCGGACGACCTCGAGCCACGCAACGCGGAAGAAGGGCAGGCCGACAGGCACCGCGGCGAGGAAGCGTGGATCTGAGTCGCAGCCTAATTGAATCGCCGCCCGTTTCGGCAACCCTGGTAGTGCCTCCCACATCGCGCCGAACATCGCCAACGGATCCTTCTGCCCGAACATCGGCACCTTGGCGTTCGGCCACACAGGATCGGTAATCACCGCATCCGCAGGCTCCAGCTGCGGCAGGATCTCCCGGCAGTCCCCGTGATAGATCGTGGCCCGCTCATCCTCGTAGTAGGGCTTCACGTCTGTTCCTCCAGCGCCCGCCTCACGGCCTCGCCTCCATCAGCTCGAGAGCCCGCTTCACAGCCTTAGCGATCGCGCGGCCCATTGGAAGCGGTACGCCATTGCCGATGACCTTCCGCTTTCCGTGGGCTGTGAATGGGGCTTCCTCGAGAAAGTGGCGGGGAAGTCCTTGGAGCTCGCACATGTCCGCAATGGTCTGTCGGGGTCGGTCAAATGGGGTGCCGTGTCCTGCCGTGACCGTTGGCGGCTTCCACGTCCCCTTGACTTTGCCGCCAGGTGCCATCTTGACGGGCACTGCCCGCTGGTCTGTCGTCACCGCTTGTGCAAATAGCGGGTTTTCAAGGGCCACGGTTTCTATTGGCAAGCAGCGAGTGCCGCGCAACGACCCGAACGAAAAGCGGCGCACGCGATGCTGCTCCTCGCCTAACCAGCGATTGTTGAGCAGCGTCTCGTTGACACCGTAACCATCAACACCCGGGGCCGGTGCGGCGGGCACGTTTTCCATGAGGAACCACGCCGGTCGAGCCTCAGCAACGACCCGCTCGAATTCAGGGATCAGGTTGCCCTGCTTGCCGCCAGCTTTCGGATTGAGGTGGCGGAACCGGCTGAACACCTGGCACGGCGGCCCACCGATCACCCCATCGAACACACCCGCCGGCGGGTGGAACATCTTGATGTCGCCACCCCAAAGAAGGTCAGGACCGCGGACCACGCAAAAGCCTTCCTCTTCGAAGGCGCGATCGAGTAGGCCGATGCCGGGGAATAGAGAGAGGACGAGGCTCACGGCCTCGCCCAACCAGTGTCACGCCGGATAGTCACCACGTCGCCGTTCACCAGCCCTTCCAGAAACGCGATGCGAGCCGCCAGCTCCCGGACCTTGTCGGCAAGGTCGGCAACTTCCTCATCACGGCTTCGACGGGTGCATGTGCAGCGACTGTGACCGTACACGGCGCAACCGATGCAACCAGGGATGTGGACGCCATCCATCGTATAGCAGCCCATTTTCTATTTCGCCCTCCGGCTTGCGTTACCGCCCGGGAGCGGGGGAGAAAAACCAAGGTGGCAACCAAGGTGACCCCATGCCGTTTCATGGAGTTTCGGGGTAGTGTTATGAATGTGAATGGAGGGGTATGAGCGGGCATCATAGCCCACCCGTCCTGGAATCATAATCCGCGTGTCGGGGGTTCGAGTCCCTCCTCCGCTATTTCTTACAGAGCAACGACTTACAGACCTGCGCATTGGGTGCGTTTTCGGGGCACCAAGGTGGCAACCAAGGGGACTCGTGGGCGCGCTCATCGTGATTCAACCTTGCCGGTTTCCAGGTCAAGCCAGGCTTCTTCGCCGTTAGCCCATTCCTCTGACATCCCTACATGGAAGCTCAGGTCCGTCGACAGGTATGTATCGGTGATCGACTTAAAGGTCTTGGTGACTACCTTGTCCTCCCACGAAAACTTCGTTGAGTGAAGTCCGCGAGTAGCATGTTCGACCTCTGAGTAGTGATTCTCACAGTCAATCGCTCGGGCGATCATGGGCTCAAGCGCCCCAACCTCGTGGAGTCTTTGGAACATGTCGGGAAGGCTACCCAACTCATAATCCCGCCGGCCCCAGACCGGATCGATCAGGTGCCCGTTGTTCTCGTGTACATCAGCCCAAATCCGTTTGAGTGCGGCCTGTACAGGAACACCAAAATCGTTGTCGCCAAACCCTACTCGCAGGTATCGACGGCCACTCATCCCGTCTTCCTCCCCCGTCGCAGCATGTCGCTGATCCCCTTCGCCGCCTTCCGCGAGATGAGGCGCCTCGAGTACCGGTGAGACATCTTCGGGTTGGTGTGGCGCAGGTGCACCGTGAGGTCTCGATCGCTCACGCCGGCGTCGCCCGCGAGCTGGGCGCCGAAGTGTCGAAGATCGTACATGCGGAAGTCCTTGAGCTTCGCCTTGTCCCGGGCCTTGTTGAAATAGACCCTTAACCAGCGGTCCTGGAGCTGGGAGGGCACGCCGGCGTCGATCCACGGCCACTCCTCCTCCTCCACGCCCACCCACTGGTCACGGACCACGTTCTTCGTGCCCCTGACATGCACCATGAAGTTGACGGGGTCGAGATCCTCTCGCGTGAGACTCAGGTACTCGGCCGGCCCCGTGAGGAGCAGCACCATCGTCACGAATGAAGCCTTGCACCGTTCATCGGCCCCGTCGATGAACTTCCAGAACCCCTTTGCGTCGAGTGTCGGCACACGCCCCTCTGGCTCCCTACGTGTCTTGTAGAGGCCCATGACCTCGAGCCGGAAGGAGTGGTGGACGTGCCCCAGATAGTGGGTCAGGAAGGCAGAGAGCGTTGCCCGGGTGCGGTTCCAGTCGGTGTCCGAGGCTCCCCAGTACCGGTGGAGCTTCTTGTAGTCGATCCGGGCCAGCTCCCCCACAGGGGATGCCGAGGTGATCTTGGCGTGTTTCTGGAACCGCTCCCAGCCCACCTTGTACCGCCGCCGGCTCTGCGGCGCTGCGGCCGAGTTCGGGAGCCACGCATCGATTGCGGCCTCCAGTGGCTTGTGGAGCTTCAGTCGATCCGCGACCCGCAGCACGCGGTCATGGCGGTCGGCGTCGACTAGATCCTGAATCGTGAGTTGTCCGGCTTTGAGGAGCCGCAGCGTCTCCAGGGAGCCCTGCTCGATCAGCTTCGTGAGGATGCCGTCCCGCCTGTGGTATTCTCTCAAACTCGCCGTGCCGGCGCTGCACCGGATCCTGCCCACACCCTTCACAACCCTGTCGAATTGGAAGTTCCTCGAGCCTCGCATCCGTTGTGGTGTCATGTCGCCACCTGTCTTTCGAGCCATGCGCGGGCGGGATACTCCGCCCACACGACTGTCCGGTGTCCGAGTTTGGTACGACCCGCCTTGAGGTTGGCCTTCACCCACGCCGGGGTCACCTTCCCGTTGAAGATTTCCGTTGCTACCTCCCCCGCGTCAAGTAGCCGGCCGACATTCGGAGGGGGTTGGGGAATCTGAAGCTGTACCATTAGCACTCCACCAGCGGCCCGCACTCACGACGCAGGGCCCGGATCATGGAGTCACGGCGGTACAGGTACAGGTATGAGGTCTGCAGCGCGACCGCGGCGACGATCGAATCGTTGTGCTGAAGCATCATGATCCCGAGCATTGAGTCCGCAATCGAACGCCGCTCGGCCCGCTCCACCAGGGCGCCAACCTCCTGGTTCCAACCCCCGTAGTGATCCATCACCAGGACCGTGAGAGCGATTACCGTGGCGGTGTAGGCCCACATGAGGCCCCAAGCGGTGACGCGGAAGCGCTCAGCCATTAGTCTCCGTGGGTACGCTCATACCCGTAGTGGGTGCGGCCCGCGTTTTAACCGCAAAGTGTTCTATGGTTGTTTGAGATGGGTGACCGATGTAGCGATCCCACAAATATTCTACGTTGACGTGAATCATCTGTAATGACGATGACCCATCCAACGCTCGCATCGCCACGGTCAGTGCCTTCACGTCAGGATCTAGCGGCTTAGCCATCGGTCCCTCCCTTGAGGCGGTCCCGCAACACTTCGTGGCTGTTGATGACTTGGATGAGTCGCCGGTCGGCCCAGGCGCCAGCCCAATTATGGTTCTTGCGCTCCATTGCCATGAACTTCCAGTGAGCCAATATCCCGGGCGAAAGAATCGTCGTCGGCTTGTTCACTTCTCGTCTCCCTTGAGGCGGTCCCGCACCTCACGGTTGAGTGCGTCACGTTCACACGCTGGGCAAGTATTCTTCATACAGTCGAAGCCCTGGACACCGCAACGATGTTCTACCTTCGGTCCTCCTGGCGCGTCCTCGTTGTCAGGCCGAGGGTGGGCGTCAATACGATCCGCCATCTCGCACAGCGCGGCGGACAGATGCAATCGTTTGGTGTGACCGGCTGCATGAGTCGCCATGAAATTGAGATCCCCGGCGGCTAGGCGCAGCAATGCGGCGTCCTTACTCGGCGCGGCGTCTGAGGGTGGGGGCGCTCCAACAAGACGCACAGTGCCGCGTGGAACTACGGGAGAAACGTGGTCGAACTCATCTTCTGGGGGCGCAGCGTCGGGACGTTCAGTCATCGGTCTTTCTTCCGTTCGCGACGTTTTCGTAACTCATTTGCCATCACCTCAATCTCGCGGTAAGAGAATCCGCCTCGTTCTGCGATGCGCTCTAGCGACTGGTCGCCGTGTCCAAGCGCCGCGTAGAGATGCGTCCAAATCGCTTCCGCTACAGGCCACGGCAATGGCGGTGCGTGGTAACCGTCGCGTGATAGGGTGTCGTCCAACATCGGGCAGAGTCGGTCGCTCATCGCCCCTCCTTCCGGGCCGTAAGGGCGGCGCGGAGTGCCTTCCGCGCTTTCGCTATCCGTACACCATTGTTGCAGTCTGGGCAGCGCCCAAAGGCCCGCGCCGCATCCTCGAACTCTTCCAGCACGGCCAAGTTCTCCTCTATTACCTCTAGGGGCGCGTCCCCCACACGAACCGTCTTGTGCGCTGCCGTCCAATCAGTGGTCTCTGGGAGCGCGTCTGCGGTGACTGGAGGGCGAGCCTCATGATTGGTGCTAGCCCCTCCATGAGTGCTCGATTCGACGCCCCGCTCGACTGTCCGGGCGTCCAGAACTCCCCCTCCATCTGCGGTGGCGCTGTCGGCAAGGGCGGCCTGTCTTTTTGAAGCAAGAGCAGCGGACCACAGGGGCATCAAATCGGTACGGTTGAATCTCTCGCGTCTCGACTGCTGTAGTTTTTCTGCTTCCTCCCGCAGTTTGTCACTCATGATCCAGTACCTTTCTCCATCATCGCCGCTACTCCAGCGGTGACGCACTGGTCAAACACTTCTGGAGCGGGTTTCACAACCAACACGTCTGCCATTTCCCGTGCCGCCGCCCGTAAGGCCTTCTCGACGTGGGGTGCTAGAAAGAAAGCGTCGTCGTCGTAACCGTCAGAATCGTCAGCCCGTTGGGTTAGCAGCCCCTCCAACGCTTCTTCTACTTTTCTCTCAGTCATGCCGCCTCCGGTTCGGTTGGGGAGTAGCGCGCGTCACCGTGGGGCGATGCCTCAAGTCCGTGGTCGAATCCGCTCATGATTTATTGAACCGCATCACGAGTACCCTTGCGGCCGGCAGGCTTTTATCCATGTCGTGCAAGAGACAGCCCTCACGGTTTAGGTCGCTCACAATGGTCGTCTCTTGTTGATCAAGCTTTTGCAGGATCTCCCTTCCAAGTGTCTCACACAGTTCCTTGCTGGGTCGGATCGCGGCGAACCCGTTGATCCACATGTGGTTCTCTTTGGCGGATCTGAGCACATCCCTTTCGTATGCGGCCTTCGCTTCGGCTGTGATGCTCATCGCTTCCTCCGATTCCGCCGCTGGCTCTGCTGCCGTTGTTTGCGGTTCACTTTCTTCTTGCTGTTCGCTTTCTTGCTCAACGCTCGGTGATAGAATTCCTCGCCCTTGTGGTTCAAGAGAATGTCGCCCGTCGCCATCAAGGCCGCGATCGCAAACGCTGCGCGGGCTCGTGAACTCATCCGACAATCGCTTTCAGCAACGGCGACATGGATCCGTTCCCCCCGTTCCGCGTCTTGGCGATCTTCTCCGCGCTCCGGCCAACAGCCCAGACCCCGGTGACGGTGGTCCAGCCCGCGATCAGCGCGCCTGGGATGATCGTGCCCTCGGGCATCGGGTGACCGCGGAGCACCAGCCACGCACGAATACCGAACTCAAGGAAAAACATGAGAAGCCCACTGTAGACCACACTCGGCCGAGCCCGCTTCGTATACGTATCCCCCTGGCTCATCTCCGCTTCGATGATCCGAGCGCGGCTTTCCAATTCAGACTGCAATGTCTCAGCCATCGCGTTGTCACGAGCGGCGTCACGTTCGAGAACGGCCTGGGCAATCGCTGGCTCGAGGTCCGTCACCGAGACCTGACCACTGTCGCCGCCGCCGATGGCGTCGATCACCTTCTTTGCCAGCGCGGCCGGTGGAAAGACGTTGCCGACGACGCCAAGTAGTTTCTTGAAAATGCTCATGGTGTTGCCTCCACAATCCGTAAGGCTTGTTCAAGTGTGAGATATTTCGGGAGCCGGATCATGTGGTCCCAGCCGGCAAGAGTTTTGTAACAGAGACCGAACCCGTTGGGAGGAGGTGCTTCCGGGCATCCACCGGTCCCGTGCGCGGTCCCGCGTAGCCCACCCCAGCCTCGTAGTGCACTTGATGCTCGTGGAAGACCTGCGGACGATGCGCCTGGTTGGCGTGGTCCGTCTCAAGTCTCGCACCACACACCGGACAGGGCTCGTTGATTATGTCGCCGCTGCTCTGCCACCGAGCGTATTGCGCCCCCAACGGCAAGGTGTTGGTCGCTCGGGGGTTCTGGTGCCGCTGCCCGTCTATCGTTGCCCGAAGCTTGGACGGGGTCGGCCAGAACCGCTGACCGTTGGCCAGGTAGTCCTCGACGGCGTGACGGAACTCGAAGGGCTCGGCGTCTTCCAAGGCCCGCCGGTACACTCTCGCGAGGCGGTCGAGGTCGTCCCTTCCGTTCGGTGGCCGGAACACCACAGCCAAGTCCCGGAGCCCAGTTAGTATGTCGCTTTCAGTGAGCATTGGAACTCTCCCGTGTCTTGGCGTCCGCCATTACTTTGTCCCATGCGTTCCCACTGGCCTCCCGGGACGTACTGATGCCCTCGGTGAGCTGCCGCATGGCGTCGGCCGTGTAGGTCCGGACGGATCTGGCGGTGGGACGTTGGTTGTTGGTTCGGAGGTCGCAGAGGGCGAGACTCAAACCCTCCGGGGTGGGCTTCGGTTTGATCTGCCGCTCGCCGACGAGGATCATTGTGCACTCACCGACCAAGGCTTCCGGTTGGGTGTTGGCGCTGATCAACCCGTCAAGGGCTTCCTGGCCTTCTGGGGTGAGTTGTTCGCGAAGTCTCGCGCGCGCGGTAGTTGTAGTAGTAGTCGTATCGTTACGTAACGTAGAGACACTTTGTCCGCGGACGGTCCGCGCCCGTTCCGCGGACTTTCTTGTCCGCTCGGCCTCGGCTAGCGCCACAAGTTTCCCTTGGCGTTCGCGCCAACCGTCTAGCACGCCGTCAGTTACGAACACTATACGGAACCCCCGTGCGTATTCACCAGGCACCCCACGCCACACCGCCCAATCCTCGATTAGGCTGTCTTCCACGTCCGACAGGTCTCCGGTTGGTGCGTGGTCCGCGACTCCACCCCAAGTCTTGACCACAAGCGCCAACGTATTGTCCACGGACAGTCCGAGGACGGCCGCCAACTTGTGGACCATGGGATCGCTGCCGACGTTCGTTTCTACGCGTATCCAAGTCACATCGCCTCATAAACGCTCGCCGGGCTGCCTTTGCCCGTGAGCCGTGTTTCGCCAGTCAACCGCACGAAGCCGCCCTCAACGAGCTTGCTCATTCGCCGTGCGGAGGTGGGGTGGTCAAAACCACAGCGGATATCGATTTGCCAATACGTCATTGGGCCGTGGGCACGTAGCGCGTCGAGGATCTGTCGCCGTTGCGAGGGCGCGCGGTGTTCCGCTTCCCGGCCGGCAACCTGTGAAGTCTCAGGGTCGGTGGTTCGCGCCAAGGGCGTGAAGAGATCGAGTTCCGGGTTCACGCGGCCATCTCCGGGAACACGCGGTGACGTTCGCCGTCAAGCGTGGCTTCGTCGCCGCCTCTTTTGTTGCTGCTCGGGCCACCCCATTGCTTAAAGAAGAACGGCACCCTACACTCGGCGCACCGATCACGGATGGCCCGCACCCACCACGCCTCCATACGTCGCCGCTTCGGTCCGCTCTCACCGCCAACGATGACCCAATGGATACCGTCGAGGTTTAGATCAACGGGGCCGAGCAGGGGTTCGAGGCTGAGAAACCGCACCGTCGCTGGCGTCTCGCGCAACAGATCGGCGCGGAATGCAAACCGTTGGTTCTCGATGCTCACGCCCAACCAGACATTGGCATACGGCCAGTCGATCGGGAGGCGCGTCCGCATGTCTGCTAGTCGCTTCGTCAGAATTTGATAGGTGAGATGCCGCGTTTCGCGGATGATCTCGTATGCCGCAGGGCGCCAGGGGTCCGCCGCCGGGTGGAAGAAATCACTGAACGAGCAGGTAAACACCTTCTGCGGTTCCTTTAGCCGCAACGGCATCCCGAAAGTCCGGTCTTTGGTCCGATGGACGTTCCCGAAAAACTCTTGCCCGTACCGCTCAACGATGTCGGCAGCATAGCAGTGTGCACACCCAGGCGAGACACGATCGCACCCGACCCAAGGATTCCAAGTAGCGTCCGTCCACTCGATCGCCGAGCGCTCACCCACGACCCGTCTCCTTCCGCCACTGAGCGGTGCGTGCTCGTGCCTTGGCGTAAAGATCAACGTTGCGGAGGATGCAGAACCGGCCTGTGTTTTTCTCTTGCTCATCGTGGCACGCGGGAAGTAGGAGGGCGATGTTATCCAGTACCATGCCAGTTCGGCTACGCGGGATTAGATGCGCCCGTTGCCGGTAGCCCCACCTACCACATTCGCAATCGCACGGGCCGCGCTCTTCGGTCATCGGCTTCATCCACTTCCACTGTGCCTTGTCGTCAGCCGTGAGCTTGAACATCGTGCCGCCACGGTTGCGGAGCCGCGTATGCCGAGCGATCGGCGTCCGCTTGAGCGGCTTCGTGGGAGCCGAGAGGGTGCTGTTGTGGGCGAGGTACTTCACCCCTCTGGTCGCCCTTTGATGTTGTAGAGATCCGTCCGAAACGGCCCCTCTTCGCCGAAGAGTTCGTTTTGGTCTCGCTTCAGCGCTTCCTGCGAACCCGGCTCGGCGAATTCAAGCACCAGCGACTCGCAGTAGTTGTCACCGTCCCGCGCCGTTGACACGGAACCGGGGTCGTCCAGGTCACTGCCTAGCTTTCCCAGCTTCCCGTACTGCTTATGTATCGCAGCCAATCCTCTGCGAATCATCGAGCGTGCGCGCGGCGTCAGTTCGTGGGCTGTTACGCTTTGTTTTTTCTCGCTTGTAGTCATCAAAGTTTCGCTCCTTCGAAGTGGTGGCGACGGGCCGGCGGGCTTCACTTCCCTTGCGAACGGGAGGACGTTCCTCGATTCACCCTCTCCGCTACCGACCCGTCAACCGTTTTGCTGTCACAAGAACGGGGCACAACGCTGGCCCGACTTGACTTAGAAATGGTACGGGCAGCACTGACTACTTTTGGCAACGTCGCACCCCGTCCTCTCTTGTTGTTCCATGCGGGCAGAGCAACCAGCTAACGTCATAGGGCGGTCACGATGAACTGCCGCGCTGATTGCCCAACCGCCGTGTTCTGCCCGCTTTTCTAAACGTCCTCTCGTTGTCAGTGCACGGCGGCCTAGGTTGGCAGGGTGACTCCATCTCGACATCACAAATTCCTCTTGCCTGCCTGCCCATTACCGGATGCCCCCGACCATGCCGCCGTGCAGTTATTCCTTCGCCAGTTCCTTGTCCTCGTCGAGAATCTCCTCGTCGGTCAATTCCCCATACGGATCCGGGACGGACTCCACGCCCTCTACCGGGCCTTGCTTCTCGGCGCCGGGGTAGCCGCGCTCGGTGAGTTGCACCGATTCAATCGGAAGGCGGTCACCCATCCTGTTGGTGATCCCCTGCGCCTCGAGGGCCTTCGTCCGCTCGCGTTCATCGGCAAGCCGTTGCTCGATCTCCTCCAGGCCGACGCCTTCCTCGGCGAACGTCTCCGCAGCAAACGGGATGAAGTCTTTCGCGGCCTTCCGCCAAGCTCTCGTTGTGGCGGTTTTGACCGGCTCCTGGTCCCCGACCGGATCGTAGGCTCCACCTGGGCCGTGGCGGGATTGTCTCTTGCGTCCTCGAGAGCCGGCCATGTTCCAACCTTCGAACGTTCTCCCGTCGCGGAGATGCAGACGAATTAGGACAGCGGCCGTCTTGTCGGGGTACTCGTTGATGTCGTCGGGCAAGCCATGTCTGACCTGTAGCTCGAGACGGGCGGTGTTGACGGACTGCTGCATCTCGCGGAGCGTTTTCGCGTTGTCGTCACCTACCATGTCGGGTTCAAACTTCCGGTGATCCAAGGGTGCCATGATGATCCGCTCGGCACGTTGAACCATGCCGGTCTCTGCACAGCGGTCGATGTAGTACTCGGCGTTGTCGTAGATACGGCCACCGAGGATCGTGATGTGGCGCTGCGGATCGACACGGTGGGCGAGACACCATCGGGCTACTTGGTGCCGGACATCTTGCGGGAGCTTCTCACCCCATGAAATAGTGGCGATGACCCCAGCAGCTTCAGCCGCAATCCGTGATCGTTGGACTTCGTTCGCCGCCTGGTACGCCTTCATTATGGAGCTGGGCTCCACGCGCTGGAGCATGATTTGCTCAATCGATTGCTTGGGAATGGTGGCGACGGCGGTGCTGGCCGCGGGTGGAGCGGGCGGCGGCGGCGGTTTCACGGCATCGTCCGGCGGCGGCGTCGGTTCCTTGCGGTCGTTCATCGGGCAATTTCCTCCGTGGTGATGGTGTCCAAGCGGACGTGATCTTTGAATTGCGCGGCGACGCTTTTCCTCGCGGTGAGTATCAGGTCATCGAGCAGTTGGTCGTACTCACGCCGCCCTGGTGTCGCCAAGGCTTCGTAGCCACACAACAGGGCATCAAGCCGCTGCCGCAGGGTCACTGACACGTCGACGCCCTCGTGACTGGCGGGGCTTTGGCCTGTGGGGTCAGCCATCGCAGCCGTCGGGGCGCACGGCAACCATGATCGGCTCCAGCATTTGCCCGCCGCTGTCAATCAAGCGGATGAGTTGGTTGACCCACGTCTTGCGCTCAACGCGTTGGTAGCGGTTGTCTACTTTCAGGTCGCTGAGTTGGCTATACGGAATTGTGACGAGTCGACCGTATTCAACCTCATCGGCTGAGATCATCAGGTGTGGCGGAAAACCGTTGCGTTTGCGCAAACGCTTGACGCGGCGCTGGGAGTTACTAAGCCGCTTCTTCTTGCTCATCGCCTTCGACTCTCTTTAGAAGTTTGCGAATTGAATTCAGGATCACCCGCAGCTCGCTATACTCGAACCCCGAGGAGACCTTGCGGGCGGCGCGGATAGAACGGCAGGCATCCCGAAGGTGTTTTATGCGAGGGTCTTTCGATTTCCTGGTGTGCACTTCGGTAGTTGGGGGATGGTCGGAGAGTTCAGCAACAGCCTGCTCCACGATTGCCGCAGTGACTTTGCCGTCACCCGCCTTCTCGATAGCAAGTTCCCACGCTACGGATTGATCTTCGCGGTCTAGTCTCGTGAGTGGTCGGGCCTGGCTCTCAGTGGTGGGGAGTACCGTGCCAATTGGCACGCTCCGAAGATTCTCGGTAACCTCGGCACCGGCCATTAGCCGACGCGCGTAATTTGGCTCAAACCCCCATCTGTCCCGGCAGTACTTCTCAAAGGTGTCGTGCTCCACCGTGTAGAGCCCTTCGTCCCGGATCTCCCGGAGCGCGTTACCGACATTCACGAAAGTCTGGAGCCCGCGCTCGATCGTGCGTTCAAGTTCGTCCAATCGTTTCCGTGCGAGCTGTGTCATCCGCAGTACTCCCTATCTCCCGCAGCGATGAAGTCTTGCTCCATCGCAATGTGTGAGAGCTTCGCCCGCCGGAGCGGCAGCCACGTGCTGCGGGATTTGTTCAGCCGAAACACTTCCTCGAGCGCGTCCTCGGCGATGTCGGCTTGTTGGGTTTCGGAAATGAGAGCCGGTGTGAGGAAGGGGCTGCCTTTGGAGACTTCCCGCAGTTGAGAGTGGAATTGCTCCACCATGTCCAGCCGGCTAGCGTTCGCCGCCACGGCCGCCATCGTCAACACATCGGCCAGTGGCCCGCAACGTCCCGAGTAGTAGTCCTCGGCCGTTCGAGGGGAGATCCTCTTTATCGTGGCGTACCGCTCATAGACCAAACGGCTAGTGGCGCGTTTCCCGTTGGACGGTCCCCAACGCCGCTTCACATTGGGCAGCATGTCAGAACCCCAACGCTTGACCGAGCCGAACTAGGAGATCACGGCGCCAATGCCGGAACCGACACGAGATACAAACTGCCGAGACTACCAGTCGTCGAGAGGGGACGTGGCGGCGAGAGACACCGCAGTCGGCACAGAAGTGCTTGGGCTCAGACATGGGCGTGCCGCTGATAGTGCCAGCGAGATTTGCAGAGAGGCTTACAGAACAGCTTGTCCTTGCGGCCCTCGAGTCGGTGGCCGCAGTAACGGCAGAAGCGACCAAGCGCCTCTGAGGGCTTGGCTCGCCGCCAATGGAGAATGCCCTGCAGGTGACGGCTTATACGGATTTGACGGCGAGTTACACGGACTTCCCGCGATCCTGGAGACACTGCGGCCACGGCAATCATGGGTCAGGAAGCGGCGGCGGCTTGTTGCTGGGTGAGGATGCCGTCGATGGCCTTCATCGCCAGTTCACGGAGGAGCCGGCTCGGCTCGATCTTCTCGTCGCGCCGCTCGGACTCGATGCCCGCCGCCTTATGGAGCTTCTCCAGTTGGCGAACACTCATTCTGACCGTGAGGGTGGCGTTCTTGTTGAGGGGGTCCATCTACCGTACCTTGCTGAGTTCACGTACCACGCAAGCAGCACTATAGCGTGACACACGACATATTGTAGCCTAGGCGACGTTTTGTCAAGTACCCAGGTTACATCAGCAGATAGGTTGTTGATGGACAACGATTTACGCCGTCGTCAGATTGCTGGGTGGATTCGGGTGGGGCGAGCAGAAAAAAACTGGACGGTTGACGAGCTTGCCCAGGCGGCGGAGATGTCTCGACCTGGACTCTCCGACATTGCCAACGAGAACACGGACGCCAAGCCCGAGAGTCTGAAGAAAATCTCAGACGCCTTGGGAAAACCCATACCAGAGATAGGAGAGGGGGACGGAATGGACCCGGTTCGTGAAGTCAGGGCGACGCGGGCAGCGGAGATCTTAGCAGGGGCCGCGAAGGGCGCCCATCGGCTGTTAGACGCCGCCGAGTTGGACGCCGCCGAACAGACTTTGTGGCGGGGTATGCAGGCAGCTGAGAAGGAACTGCTGGATGAAGGCCCTGGATTCAAAGAGGACGAGGCTGCTGGCGGCACCTCTGCTTGATTCACTAGATGCAGCCAATAGGTAGTTGGTTACAAAAATGAAGGAGATTTCAAGAGAGTTTCATAAAGTCAGATGTAACCAATCGCTCGTTGGTTACATCTAGATAAGGGGTTTGTGTGGGGGCCGGAGGGCCTAATCAAACGAAGGAGGTGGAAGATGAAGACACGTATCCGCAGGATTTTCAGGGTCTTGATCGTCACCATCCCGCTTTCTCTTGCCGTCGGCGCCCCGAGTGGCTGCGGCTCAAACACTAGCGGTGTCTGTTGTAAGACGTGCACGACCGGGAAGGCATGTGGGGATAGCTGTATCTCCCGCGACAAGACGTGTCAGGTCGGGGCGGGATGTGCCTGTAATGGATAGGCGCCGGTTTCTGCCCACGCTCACTATTATTGCTCTCATAGCGGCCTGCGGAACCGAAGAACTATCGGGACCAGGCGATGGTTTCGACGAGGGCGGCGAGACGCCATTCGATGTCACGGTCACGGTCACGGCATCTTTAGCGCCGACCAGCGGATGTCGCGTTACTTGGAAGGCAAGGGCCAACGACCGACTGGTCGAGGTTTCCTATCGCTTACGGATAGACGACAGTCAAAACGCAGCATTTACTGGAACCTTCCGAGATTCAACGTTGGTTGTTTGGGATCAGGCAATCCAGAGATCCCTGACTGTCGGTTGGATTGTTTCGGCTGGCACTTGGGCTAAAGAGGGAAGTGCCGGCCTCAGCTGCTAGCCTCCTTCTTGAGCACCACCTAGGAGAAACAGGAACGAAATGATCACGTTGCAGCTGATGGGCAGAGCAGTTAGGCAGCCCCAAAGGAGTACCGCTGATGGCCGGTGAGCAGCTCCGCCAACAGACCTTAGAACAGGTTCTCGACCAGGTGCAGGCCCTGGCTTCAGTGGCGAGCAAACCCCAAGTCCAATCCGTCATGGCGGTTCTAGTCCGCTGCACTATGGAACTCAGCGAAAGCCTCGCCGCAGCCGCCGGTGAGATCAAATCGGCCACCAGCGAACTTGGACGGACTCGGGCAGAGATTTGCGCCTTCAACAAGTCCACGACTGAGCTCACGAATCGTGTGATTCGCTTGAACCGGATCCTCACGTGGGCTACGGTCGTGATCGCCATCGGCACGGTCGTTGTGGCGTTTACCGCGATTTTCGGACCAGGTTAGGAGTTGGAGTTCGCAGCGCCGTCTAAACCAGCTCATGTACCTGAGGACGCCGAGCACCACCTAGGAGAACCCGGAACCCGCCGCAGAAGAGTGCAACATTCGGATGCCGTCCGGGCATCGATTATTGAGGCTTACCGGAGCCAGAGAGGGTCTGACAATGCTGAGAATCAAGGGTGAGGTCCGAGGCGATTATTTCCACCTCGAATGTGAGAAGTGCCGTAAGTGGGTCCAACTGGAGAATCTTCGGTGGGTGGGCGGCGTCCCTCAGGTGGAGTTCGTCTGCCCGAAATGCGAAGAACGTGAGGACCTCAAACTCCATCCCCCAACCTGGATGAGTGTCTTTCCCCCACCTGAATAACGACGCAAACCAAATTAGGACATCACCCGGCGGGGCACCACCTAGGAGATTGGCCGCAATGGAGGGGTAGCGGATCAGGCGTGGAAGGTCGAAGATTTGGTAGATATGCTGGACCCCACGATTCCAATTCGGGAGAAGAGATAATGGCCACGTACGCCCTGCACTCGTTAGCTAAGATCGTCCCGCCAATGACAGCCGAGGAATACGCTGAACTCAAAGCCGACATCAAGGCGTACGGGTTGCGGGAGCCTATCACTCTGTACCAAGGCAAGATTCTCGATGGTGTACATCGCTATCGCGCCTGCCGCGAACTCAGAGTGAAGATCAAGACACGGGTATGGAAGCGGGACGGCGGCCAACCTATTCACTACATCATCTCAGAGAACGTCAAACGCCGCCACCTCACGACTGGTCAGCGCGCAGCGTTGGCAGTTGAACTGCGGCCGATCGTCGAGCGTGAACTGGCTGAGAAGGAACCCCCCCGGAAATCCGGGGGGGCAAAGCCTCATAGAGCACCGGCGCTGAAGGTTGCCGCCGAGTACGTAAAAGTGCATCCGTCAGCCGTCGAGACATATTCCAGAGTGGCTAAAGAAGCGCCCGACTTGGCCAAGAAGGTCCGCGCCGGCATACTGCCCCTCTACGCCGCACACGAGCAGTACCGGGCACGTCAGCCACAACCGAAACGGAAGCCCCCAACCGTCAAGCAATTGAGTGAGCGAGCGCATACAGCGGCGACGACCTTCGCCAAGTCGGTGGCGGCACTCACCAAGGCGCGGGGGGACCTGACATTCATGGAACTCTGGGCCATCTGGGCAGCGATTTTCGAGGTACAGGGCTATCTGGAACAGATTGCCCGTAAGCATCAGTTGCCCGTTCCTGAGACACCGGGCGAATTGAAGCGACTGAAACAGAAGGCCCGATGAGTCCGAAGCAGCGCCGTCGACACGTTTGGCAGAGGCAGATCGTGCCGATGCTCAACTGGATCAAGTATGAGTGTGCCCCCAGGGCGACCGCACCGGGGCCGTGGTGGGAACCGGACATACATGCCCTTCACCTATCCTACGAGGAACTAGCGGAACACAGCGACGGTCTCGATTTTACCACGGACGGGCAAGCAAGCCAGCGAGGGGTGCTCTATAACCGCCGCAAGGACATTCAATCCCAATTCGGGCTGTACTTCGACGACTCTCCGGGCGGTCTCAGGTTCACGATGCTACCGAAATTGGGGATGCTGTGGCGTTACGAAGAAGAACAGAAACGGACACAGAGTGCGTTGGCCAAGACCGCCGACATGACGCGAGAAGCCATTGAGGCGAGCGGTACGCAAATCGAAGCTCAATTGTTCAAGGCGGTGGAGAACCAGTACCGCGAAGTCGAAAAACGGGCCGGTCGGCTGCGGGAGATGACCCAGGTCTTGCTGGCGCGTCCCGATACATCGGAACCCCCAAAAGAGCTTCCACCGCGACGCCGTAAGAAGAAGCGACCCTAAAAAAACCAGCGGGTTGACATACCGTTGATCCGCCAAGCCTATGCTCCTTGGGGAACCCCTCGGGAGCTTTGTCTTATGGGTATGCAGTGGATCTACAGCGATTGGCTCACGCCACCCGATCGAACCAGTACTCCAGACGGTCCCAGGAGAAAGCAGGACCCGGATCATACTTTCGGTCAGGATCAATGGCCTCGTGGCCCTGAACGGCCGCCCATGGTAGTCCCAACGTCCTGGCCCACCGGCCGTAAAGAAAACCGCCCGAGCGATACTGGGCCTCCGTGTAGGGAGGGTTCGTAACGTCCCGCATCCGCTCAAGAAGGTCGTGATAGGATTGCGGGCCGGCGATCAGGAACTCGGCGCCGGCTGCGATGTTGTTGACGCCCTTGGCGTGGAAGGCTACGAAGTGCTTGGGGTCGAGCGTCTGGATGATCCGGCCATCGGGCAGGATAAAGGCGTGGACGGAAAGCCGGAGCCGATCGAGCCAGTCGGTGGCGTGGTGGAAGTGCCCCTCGTCGTCAATGATCCATTCACCCATTGCGTGCACCACAAGCGTGGTGACTACTTGCTCCCTTGTCCGGCTGTGTGTGGACGGGAGTCGGATCATCTCAGGTGCGGTAGACCGCTTGCGCCAACCGATCACTTCTTGCCGTTCCCTTTGATCGCCTCGAGCACATCACGGATCGCCGCCGGGATGAAGCCCAGGTAGTTCGTCACGTACTCTTTCGATGCGATGAAGAAACCGAACCCGACGACGCCCATCGCAAACCAGAGTGGGAACTCTGGCACGACCTTCGGCAGAGCAAACCCGGCAATGACCACGAGCGCGCCGGTCAAGGTCTGCCATGCCTTCTTCGATTGCTTGGCCGCGGGGATCGCCTGGATCTTCTGGCTCTGCGCTTCGACGTGTCTCATCGTTCCTCCAAGATCGTGTTGAGTCGCACCACAGCCTCGCCGAGCTTACGCACCGTGACGTCGAGACGATCAACCGTGCCCTTCAACTCCTGGACGTACTGCCGGTCCTCGCTTCGGTGCTGCGTCAACTCGTTTCTCGTGATCTTGTCCTGCCCGAACGTGAGCCAAGCCGTGATCCCCGTGACCACAATCCCAGCCATCACGTAGGTGGCGATTCTGTAAAAGCCGTTAGTCGGTGTCGGCATTGGCCTCTGCCTCCTGCGGCTTCTCCGCGTTCGGGTCGATCACGGTTATGCCGCACTGATCGTCTGCCTTCTCGGGGTCGAGGAACTCCAGCATCCAGGCGATGTCCTCAGCCGAATCGGCCCCGAGCCCCTGGCGAACGCTTTTCCAGTTCGCCTTGATGACCTCGAAGGCCGCATGACTCACGGTGTACTCACCCCCTTCGACACGGAGCGCCGTTCGGGTTTCCGGATCGCGGAGACGCTTGATCAGCCGCGTCAGTTCGAGCCCGGTCTCCAGGTCTCCGTCGTCCCCCATGTTTTTCGCCCCGTCGGTGGGCTGGAGGTGAAAACACTGGAGCAAGCAGACGAACACGCGGGCACTCTTGGGGGCTTCCTTGCCCGGTCGGAGGCCGGGCCAGCCGTTGAATCGCATTTTGTAGAGCATCTTCTTCTCTCGCTTTCGGTTGGCACGCTGGCGCGCGCGTCTCAGTTGTCGGTCGGCGCGGCCCATTAGTCGATAGGCGTGATGGTGTCTCTGTGCGCCTTCATCCCGTTCCACGCACTCTGTAGATCCGCTCTGACTTGCGCCGGAAGGTCCGCGATCAGGTACGTCTCGGAACGGCTGCGGTCCCATACCTCCCCTCCGTCATCCATCTCCTCCCGCCACTCAACGACGAACGACGTCCAGTTGTCGTCTGCCCGGGTGAAGCTGACGGTGAGAAATTTGTCCGGTCGTGTAACTGCCATGCTCCCCTCCTTATCCAGCGCAACTATTTGCGGTCTTATCTATCTGGCTCGACTCCATCCAACTACCGCACGGTGATTCGTCAGCGGCCACAATTCGAGCCCTCGCTTTGAACCACCTCTCCGTAGGATCACCTGCACCACCCGAGCCAAAAAACCCACCACCCTGGCTGTCGTCTTCTGTGAGGTTCTGACTCGTTATCCAAGCCTGCCAGCTTGTGCCTGCTGAATCCGTCGCCTTCTCGCGCTCAAACTTGAAGGAGCCGAGTGAGCCCGAGATCGTGATAGTCGATCTCGTTGTCCACGGTACATTGCCAGCGCATACCGGATCTGTAATCGAGGACGCGACGTGCGTAGAAATCGTCGCAGCCAACCCTGCGCACGGGTTGCGGAATGGTCGGGACAGCGCAGCGGGAACGGTCATGTCGGGTTCGTGTGGCCGAGCGAAGCGCTGGCCAACGTGACGTTGTTGTATTTCATAACGACGATCCAGTCGGCCTTTGCCGAAGCCTCACTATACGAAGGGACACCCGCGTCACCCCAATCCGCGCCACCGATCGAGAATCCGGTGTAAGTTCCGCCCCACTCAATTAAGAGTTGAAGCGGGGCACCAGCGTTCAGATTGGTGATCGTCAGGGTGAGGCTGTTCGCTCCAATCGTGACCCTTTGCACGTTGCCGTTGTTGGCGTCGATGTTGAAATTCGCCGACTTGGAGCCGTTGTCGTAGATGCTGTGCGTGCCCTGCCCGTAGGCGGTTACGGTCTTGAGGTGTGCGTCCCACCGCTTCGAGGCTGTGCCGAGGTCGCGGCCGTCAACGCTTGGAATGAAGTCGTCGGTGATCTCCCCTGTGATGCCCAGGTCGTTGGGAAAGACAAAGTTTCCAGATGCAAAAGTGCCCGCCTGTACCTTCGATGCAGCCAGCGAAACCCACGTTATCGTTGATCCAACAGTTTGCAGGAACGTGCTGCTAGCACCAGCCGTATACTCTGCTAGCGGGACAAGACCCGAGTGCACGTCGTAGGCGTGCGACGCTGGGGAGTGCGCACGAACCGAAGCCAGCGATTCTCCTTCGAGCTGGCTGGAATTGGTGGCTGTCGCGCTGATTCCTAAATAGGTCGCATCGTGGTTATGACCAACAAGGGCGATTCCCGCTTCAACGAGAGTGTTGTTGATCCAGGCCGACCCGCTCCACTTGAGAAGCTCACCGGCAGCGATTGCCGAAATCGTGACGTTGGCGATGTCGGCCAGCACGGAGCCGGACTTACTTACGTCCCCCCAGGAGTGCGAGTGAGAGGGAAGGTCGCCGGCTACAATCGATCCCCAGGTGTTCGCACTCGACCTTGCGATGAGAAACGTATCGTCCGGGCCGAGTGCAATGTTTGCAATCGCAAGAGTCTGAGTCGCATTACTCAAGTCCTGATACCAGGAACCTTCCTGTCCGTCGAGTGTGTCGGCGTTCCCAACGTCCGAAGCCCAGGACAAGGTCCGATCGACTGAGCGAAGGAAACGGGTTCCGCTCGCTGGGCCCTGTAGTTGTGCCCAGGTAGAACCGTCGATATTCCACGCAACCGAGCCGATCGCGCCCGCACCTGTGTCTGTAAGGGTGGTTGTGCCGCTCGCGTAGACCAGCGATCCCGCGTTCCAGCTACTCTTGCCGGTCCCTCCCTTGGCAACCGCAATCAGAGTGCCTTCCCACACGCCGGATGCGATAGTGCCGAGGCCGGTGATACCGGAGTAGGCGCCGGACAAGCGATCTGAGTGGACGGTTCCGGTGAGGTCCGCCGCCGCCACACCACTGCTACGCACCCACGCGGAGCCGCTGGAGCGTGCGTAACCTCCGGCTGCCCCGGGGGCGAGCTCGGTCATGGCGCTGGCGCCCGCACCGAGTATGAGGTTGCCGCTCGTGGGGTCTGAGATGCCGATTCCGCCGCGGGCCACCAAAAGCTCACCGCTCACAACCTGCGCGGCGTCAATTTCCCCGGTGCTCACGGGGGTGGTCTTCGTGTACTGCACTCCCGGGGTCGCGTGGGCTTCGCCATGCAGCGTTACGATGGCTCGCTCTCCAGGATCAGGGCTGAAGTCGTAGGTGATATCAAACTTCAGGTCCCAATTCGTATCAACCGCACCGAAGAACCCCGCTACTTCGTCGGTCACGTTGTCGCCGTTATCGTACGGCTTGCTGAGCGCGATCGCCCAGCTCGTCGTCGTTGGGCCGTTTAAGGGTTTCCGGAGCCGAACGGTGACGGTCTTCCCGGCCGGCAACGCCGATGCGTCCACGTCGTAGTAGGCCTGGTACAAGGCGGCGATGTCGTTGGCGTCTTCCAGGTTACAGTAGGCGGCGTCTCCTTCGTCTTGCAGCACCACGTCGCCGGTCTCCGGAGCTCCGGCGTCCTGGCTCGCGCTCCAACCGTCGGTGATATCCTCTGTGGTTGGCTCGACGTCCACGTTCTGGTGGATGATCTTTGCCTTGCCCATGGTCGTTGACTCGGAGCCATTGCCACCGGTCAACTCATAGGCCAGCACCGTGATGAAGAGCTGCTCCCCTACTCCAACCGTGGCGAGCGTATCACTACTGTAGACACCATCGCTGTCCACGTCTTGCGCTGTTTCCCCTTGGGTGGTGGCAAGACTGGGGTAGTCGATCGTCGAGACCGACACCCTCACACTCACTGCCGCCTTGGTCATGACAACCGCCGTCACTTCGCGTGCGACGTTCATGGTCGGCAGCACTTCGATCACTTCGGGGACCCCAAACTCTTCGCGGGTCACCGTGGAGAGCGAGGATTTGATGTCGGCGTAACTCCGGATCCAGATCGTGAAGTCATGCCCCAAGGGATCGCGGATCTCCTGCACGACTCCGATGGCCCACTGCGCACCGCGAATAACGCGGGAGACGTGGGGATCAAGCGCGACGAAACGATCCGTCTGGATGGCGATCAGGTCGCCGAGTTCGAGCTCGGGGTAGGGGTAGATGTTTCGGAACGACCAGAGCAAGAGGCCCGCACCCATCGTATCAACCACCCGTTCCGCCACCTCGCCAGCCAACGTTTGGTTGTTTCCAATCCACCGAGCGGCTTCGCTGTCCAGCTCCACCGGTGGATCGATCCGCGCTCGGCCGAGTTTCGTGAGCGCCGGACCGTGGCTGCGTTGGATCTCCTTGTCGAACCGCTGCTCATCAGGAAGCCAGTCGTACCGCACGTTGAATTCAGGAATGCGGCTTCGGTAGCCCGGCGACACCCCGGCCACTTGGATCTCGTCGGATGGGAAGATGACGACCGGCGATCCGTCTCTGTGCATGTCAACGACCGTGATGCGGCCCTGGGAGGACGTAATGGCTTCGCCACCCATACGTGCCGCAGCATCCAGCTCTCTCTTCCCGTCCGACTGCCGGTCACGCTCGCCGATCGTTTTGGTCAGCAGCGTCGAGGTGTCCTCCACGCCAGGACCGATGTAGCGATCGACCACTCCCATCTGGCCGCTGAGGATGTCGTCATACACGGCCTTCCGGGTCTGGTTGAAGTAGGATAGCGGTGTGCGCTTGCCCGTTCCCGTGTCGAATTTCGGGAGGACTCCGCGCGCAAGAACCAGGGGAGAGACGCACTCAAAGACGAGCGGCACGCCCGTCTGGTCAACGTCGTCGATCAGAAAATCGTCGATATGGAGCCAGAGGGATCGATCGAGGTCGGGGTGGCCGACCCAGAGCCGGAACGTGATGTCCCCAATGTCGTTGGCCGCCAGGATGTCCGTCATGGGATCGCGATAATCCAGCGCGCCGTCGCGAATCACGCTAATCCTCGCCTGTGGGATACCTCCCCGTAGCTCAACGGGGTCGATCCCGTACCCCGAGATGCTGACGACGGACGCCAGCTCGTTCAAATCAACCGTGGTGATTTCGCGGACACCGAGTGCCACGAGATAGGGCGTCTCGTTGCCGCCGGCGTTCGGTGTCAGCTTGGCCCGGACCAGATACTCCTGCTGTTTCGTGACACCACTCAGGTCCTTCCCACCCTTCGCGGTGTTGTCCACTCCGACGAGATCGCCGTCGGCGAATTCCGTCCACGGCGCCACACCCGTGAGGTCGTCGTTGATCTCGTAGGTAATCGACGCACCGAAGGGAACGCCCGCTTGCCCGACACACTCGACATCTGTCGTGGGGGCGGCGCCGAGGTCTAGACGATTCCCGGCACCCGTGAACGCAATCGTCGCTTCTGTATAGGATCCTTCCTCGAGGCTGATGTACGGCACGCTACTCTGGTCTTGCGCTGTGTACCGGCCACTATCGAGCAGGGTGAGTCTCGTCTGGGTCAAGGTGTGGCTGTTCTCGACATGCTCTGCCAATGCCCCGTCGTCGCGCCACCCAACGTTCGTGGCCGGGCTCCCGTCGGATTGGATGGCCCAGATGAACACAAACGTGGTGGGTTGCGGGTAGATGGTCCCACCACCGATGGGTCGGTCGGATCGAGGTTTGGGCGGGTTGTCGGAGAAACTAAAGGTGACCTCTCCCGCGCTTGGCCCTGCACTCACCTCTACAGGACTGCTGGCAACCGTGATGTCGAATTCGTCTGCTGTCGTGGGGCTCCCGTACTTCTGGAAGATGCGGAAGACCTGGCAGACCCACTTGTCGACATTCTTCCCACCACCGGTGTTTGGATCGAGCCAGGCTTTGATCCGATGGAGCTCCCAATCCTTCGACGCATTCCCGTCCCACAGGATCTGCGCCACGAGAAACGGTGAGCTCCGATCGAGGTCTGTGATGTTGCTCCCCGCGCCAACCGTATGTCCAATGGCTTCGACGAGGACCGGCTCCATCCGCACACGACCGTCAGGTAATACCTCGAGACCTGTGAGGCTATCGGCGAGATCCCACTGGTCCTTCCGTTTCCGCACGTCGTCCGCAACCTCCACCACGGCGTGGACCATCACCTTGGCCTTGGGGTCCGCTCGACGGAGCCATTTCTCCAGTGTGGGGTTCCAACCAGCCCTCATATCAGGTCACCTTGGGCTGGTGCTCGACCCAGGGGATCCGGCCTTGCCGCGGGAACCACCCGGGTTCGAAGCCGAAGCCTGCTCGTCCATCCGGACGACGGGCCAGCACGGCACGCTCGGCCCGATCGGCGTCTTCCAGTATCCACATCGGCCGGAGAAGGTCGAATTGCTCAATGGCCGCCAAGGCACCCGCTTGGGCAGCGTCATCGAGCTGCAGGAACAACTCGCCAGCCCGTTGCCGCACTGCTTTCGTGTTGCCTTCCCAGCCCACGTCGCTTTGCGCTCGCCGTGTGATCACCTGCGCATGCTCGTCCAGCGCTGGCATCGTGAGCTTGCCGGGCTCCCACGTGTTGCCTAGCCACACCCCGACGATGTCGGGTTTGAGATCGGCGCCCATTGCAGGAATACGCAGGCGCCAATAGCGATCGGAAACAGAACTGAACCGTTTCACCCAAGCTCCCTCATCGGTCGTGATCCCGTTCGCGTCGTCGAAGTCCCCATCGGTTGCGGCCGTGGCAGGGATTGTCACACTGAAGACTTGCGTCCAATCGCTGTCGTTGGCTGAGCGCTCTAGAACGACGGTCTCACCCGCCAGGTTGTGGCCGCGATCGAGGATGCAAGCGGTGGCCGATTTGCTTGTCGCAAGATCGACTTTGATCCACGCCTCGGCGTTCAAGGACGTCGGACTCCAACGATCGAGGCTCGAGCGGCGCCCCGTAGCCACCCGGAATGCGTCCGTCCCTGCGCCTTCTTCGTTGGCGGAGATGACGTGCGTGGAGAATTGAATATCCGAGAAGTAGTTCTCGATCAAAAACGCTGGGTCGTCTGCCATCAGGGGAACCTCAGTCTGTTCGGTATGCGAACGTACTGGTCGGTGTTCTGCCGGCGCCGGAGCTCGTATTCGATTTCCTCGATCGTGACACCGTCTTGGATGAGTTGCATAACGATCTTGCTGGGGCCTGTCTGAAGGTCTTGCACGGCGCTGGGCTCCACTTTTGCAATACTGACAGGAATAGGACGTGGCGTTTCTTTCCGACCGCCGCCGAGAATCTTGCCGAGCAGGAACCCACCAAAGCCGCCGAGTAGCCCGCCAAGCAACCCACCACCACCAACGCTTTGCAAGATCCGCTGGAATGCCGATGTGACGGCTTGTTCCATCTGTGCGCTGCCCGAGACTGCTGCGATTGCCATATTGCCGAAGCTATCCTCGACCGTCTCGGCCAGCGTCTCGACTTCACTGCTTGCGTCACGTGCCCTATTCTCGAGGACTCTTAGCCTGTTCGCCTCCTGCAATCCCTTGAGGCGCATCGCTTCGAAACCCTTGGCCGATCCGAGCCGGATGCCTCCCACGGTAGTACGACCGGCTCCTCCGGTGGTATCGACTACGCCCCGCGCCACGTCAACCGGTCCTGGACCGCCACGCAGGGCGTTTACGACCCTCTCAACGCTGTCGGCCGTGCCTTCAGATGTATCTTTGAGCCGGGAGATCCGCGTTTCGAGGAAGCCGAGGCCGATCTGGAGGTTGTCAATTTCGGCCGGAAGTGTCCGCGCCTCCTCGGCGAGCCCCCGCAGGAACTCGGCGCGACGATTAAAAGCCTCCGTTCTGGCACGAAATCGGAGTTCAGGATCTATTGTTGGCGGGTTGGCTCGTATCTCTGCAATCTCCGCTACGCGTGCCCGTTTCCCCGCAATCTCCGTCCGAAGCCGATCGGCGCGCGATTGGAGTTCCCCCTCAGGTAGTTTGGCAAAGCCTGCCAACTCTTTCCGGAGCGTTGCGTTCGTCAGGCCCGCCAAATCAAAGAGCGTGGTGATGAACCCTGCCACCCGCGCCGTCGCCGCTTCGGCTTTGCCCGCTAGTTCCTCGAAGAGCGGTAACAGCTGCTCAAGAACGGGAATCAGATCAGTCGAGAGCTGGTTGAACTGATCCCCGAACGCCGCTTTGACCCGCTTGGCGGTGTTCTCGGCAGAGTTCTGTGTCCGGTTTAGGTCCCCAACGGCCTTCCCGGCCCGCTCCGTAATCAGTTGGAGCGACGCCGTGGCCTTCTCCTGGTTGGTGAGAGCCGCTGCGGAGGTCTTGCCGCTCAGTGCCAGGGCCCGCGTCTTGACGTCCACATCTAGGAGTACAATGCCGAGTCGCTTGAGCATTTCCCGCTCACCGGTCAACGCCGCTTGGATTGCCCGGGCGGTTTCAGCAGTGGGAATGTTGTTGAACGATCCGAGATCCCCAGCCAGCCGGAGAACGGCCTCAGAGAATTCCGCACTGGCCTCTGTGCTGAACCCCAATCCCTGAACGATCGAGCCGGTGGTGGCAAGCAAGGCTTGGCCAGTAGTCTCGGTGAGGCCGGCCGTCCGGGCGAATTCCTTGTTGAAGGCCTCCATCCGTTCGGCGGATTCACCGAACACGGTGTTGAACTTCGACTGCGTCTCGAGTACGCCGGCACCAGCGTCGAATATCTTCTTGAAGACGAACACGAGCCCGCCGGCGCTCGCGATGACGGTCAAGAAGGCCCTCCGGAGCCCTGCTGCGGAAATACCTACACGCTTGAGCCCGCCTGCGACGCGGGAAAAGACCCGTGAGGCGAAATCCTTCGCCCGGATGATGATCGAGACTTGTTCAGCCGGCATCGGGCTTCTTCCGATCTGATTGTTTCAACGCGAACTGCACGGGCGCCTTTTCTCCCGGATAGGCCATCTGCGCCATGTCGTGCTTGTGTTTCGTGACTTCCGGTGTCTCCTTGCTCAACCCAGAGCCCCAGCTCGTGGCCGTCGTGTTGTGGAGTAGTGCGCGCGCCTCGAACCGAGCGCGCCGACCGACGATCGCGACGAAAAGAGGGTAGGGGAATTCAGGGTCCGGCGGTCCACCGCACATCACCGCGTACTCCGCGACCTGGTCGTCTATCGTGGGCGGTGTGCGTTTCTGGCTCTGTTGCTTCCCCTCCTCCGTCGGCTTGACCAACTGCGGCGGATCGGGGAAGAAAAGATCGAGCACCCTGAGCACCTCGTGCCCGCGGAGACGCGCGAGAAACTGCCGCGTCTTTCGATCGCGCCAACGACGCGGGGCGATCGCTCGAGGCAGTTGGGCGAAGACCTGCCAGGTGGCGTACGCGTCACCTGACTTGCCTTGCTCCATATACCGGAGAAAGCGCATTGCCCACCGCATCGTGAGCGCACGACAACGAATCACCGGCCGATTCGGCAGCCGGATCTCCACGGCATCGTACGAGTCGTAGCAGGCGGTGTCAGACACGCCAAAGCCTCCCACAGATTGCGATTCGGAGATGTTGGGCGACCCTGCCACTCAAGGGGCAGGGCTGGTAGGCTCTGTCTTTGCCCTCGGTCCACCACCAGCGGGAGGCTCATGGCGGACCGAGGGTCCTGCGAGGTTACCGTTCAGTCATAGACAATTTGGAAGTCGATCGGCCGGTACTCCAATCCCCATGCGAAGAAATCGTCAAGGTTTTCGTGGGTCGGTTCGCTGACCAGGAACGCACTGGCGATCGCGAGGTCCGCCCGGTTGTACTGCGACCCGCCAACGGTCCAATCGATGGCCCGTGTGGTGGCGGCTTTCACGTCCGCGTAGGGGTCGTACGTTGCCAACGGAACAGTGGGAGCCGAGAGCGTCACCCGGGGATCGAAGTGCGAGAACTGGACTTCCGAGAATCCCGTCGCGTGGTTCCCGCTCGGCTTGATCACCAGATTCCCTCCGGTGGTGAACTCGCCCGTGACGATGTCCGGGTCATCCCATGCTCCGATCACGAGCGACATCCCGACGGCCGACTGCGGCACCTGGGCCGCAAACGTCTGGGAGGGCAGCGCGGCCACGGCCGGCGCGGTGTCCAGGAAGCCGATGAACTCGAACCGTAAGAAGTTGAGCTCGCCGGCGACGATGGGCCAAACCATCACACTCCGACACCCATTGATCTTGTAGACGTTCCCGGCGCCGTAGACCCAGAGGGTGTAGCTCTCGAAGCCACTGTTCTCTTGGGCATAGGTCCACGTCTCAGAGCCGGGCGTGGCGTCCACTGTCGCACTGCAACCCGAGCCGCGAATCAGCGGGTCGGCTTCAGGCTTGTCGCTGGCCGAGTAAGCCGCGCCAAAGCCGCGCATCTCGAGGTTCAACGTGCCGCGGACGATGCGACCCTGCGGGATGCCGGGCGCAACGGGCATCATCGTCCCACTCCGGACGTTCTCCCGGAGATTGGGCGCCTGGTTCTCGATCGTCATCGTCGAGAAGAACTCGTCGGTCAGGACGATCGAATCGTCGGCCGCCGCTGGCGTGGGATCGGTGCGATAGACCGACTCTATCTTCGCAAGGAAGCCCTCGATCCGAATAGGAGTGTCAACGGCCATCGTCTGTCTCCTTTGTGGCTGCTATCGGCGCAGCCCTTCGCGCCGCCCGTTCCGCAACGCGTTTGGGGTCGGCTCTCGTGACGGCCTCTTCAGTCCCCGCCACGCGCTCGCCGTTGACGTACACGCCACCACCGCGGGACCGCTTGGCTGGCCTCCGGGTTCTCTTGGTCTGCTTGGCATCCTTCGTCATGTCGGCCTCGTGTCGTGCACTTGGAACCGGATGATCAGCGCCAAGGTCAGGGTCGCATCCCCGATCTGGTCGTCCATCGGGGCGAGATCGATGTTGCGCAGGTTCACTAATTGAATCCCCGCCCGGGTGCGTGTGGCTTCATTGCCAACAAACAGGTTGTTGATCGAGCGATACACCGCATCCATCGTGTAAAACGCATCTTCTTTCCCCGCTGCAGGATCCGAGTTGCGGACAGCGTACGCGATCGCAATCGGTCCCGATGTCGCTTTGATCTTTCCCTGGCCCAGTCCAATCGGGATCGCAACCGCCTCCGATTGGAAAATCAACAGCGCCGGCAACGTCATGTCTTGCGGCGCCAGCTTCAATGCCGCGTTCCCATCCCGCGACTCATCGATGATCGTCGCCACGTCGGGCGGCACCGTGTCGCTGGTGTCCAGATCATCGGCGGTCATCGCGGCCAGCTCGGCGTTCACACCATTCGACCCATCGTCGAGCCAGTCTTTTATGATCCGCATCGGGATCATGGCGAGCCGCATCAGGTCTCCACGTAGACGATCTGCGTCATCCTGTCATCCTCACCCTCAGGTTCGAAGTCGTGGACATACCCCGCGTTCCCTCCCACTGTTATCGCCACCTTCGTGGCGAGTCCGCTCAGACCGTCCTTCTTGATCAGCACGGTCTTTAGGGACCGCTTGATGCGCATGCCGTTCCCAGCAACCTCTTCCTGTTCGAGAACCGCCTTGATACCATCGACCGTTTCGTTCCCGATGGTGACGGCGACGGTCTCGCCCATCGCCTTGAGATCGGCCAGGACCGCCGTCACGTCATCGTCGAAGACACCCATCGATTATCGCTGCCAGAAGCCGATCTCGACCTCGTACGATGCCGCACCCGATTGCGAAGCTCTCCACAGAACCAAGTGGTACGAGTCGCCGGGCCCCAGCACGATGGGCGGGCAGTGGATGATTCTGTCGAGTTCGGTTGTGCCCGCCATCACTGCACCCGAAGGGACCGGATCGCCCCCGAAGTTGAAGAGCAGAATATCACCGACCACCGGAATGACGGTGCGCGCGCGCTGGTGTGCTACGATGCGGGCTTCGGCACTGTTTGATTCCCCGGGCACGACCGGCCCAGCGAGTGCCAAGCTCAGCACTGTCGAGCGCGTCGATTGCGGATTCACGTTCACTACGGTCAAGGCCACCCCACCCGAACCCGGAGTGCGGTTCTTGTCCACCGTGTGGGTGGCGTAGTTCAACGTGCCACTCGAGCCCGCTGCCGTCACCAGCAGCTTGAGGTAGTCGAGATACACCCTCATGCCGCCGGCCTCTGCCCCGTTCTTCAACATCACGAACGGCTTCGCCGTGTCATGGGTGGTTGGTGCAGCGTGTCCGGCTTGCCCGGTGCCCGGCGTTGCATTGCGGGCCACGAAGTACCCACCCTCATCGGCCGCAACCCGCACCGAGAAGGGGATCACGTACTCTTCACCGTATCCCGACCGACGAAGCGACTCGGTGTCGAGGCTTCCGTCCGCCAGTCGGATTCCGGGGAGAGCCCTTGAAACTTTACCTGACATCTTGTCCCCCTTCAGTTTAAAGCTGCGGTTGTCCAAACCCGCACATCGTCTGCCTACCTGGTTACGCTACAGTCTTCCACCACGCCTTCACGTAATCGATCTGCATCGTCCCGACCCCTCCACCGGTCGCCTTATCGAGCGAGAAGTACGGCTGCATCACCGCTTCGGCGTCCGTCAGGTTCGACATGTCGAACGTGGTGGCCAAGGCCACGGCCACGCCGTCGATCCAGAACCGCACGTCTGCGAGTGTGGTGAAGTCGATCCGGTAGATCTTCCACTGCGCGTTCGTGACGGTGACGCCCGTGGATTTGTCGTTGTTGTCGTTCGTGGTGTCGTCGGTCTCGGCCAGGATCGCCGCACTCGCTTGGGCCCGGAACCACGCGTGTTCCGTGATTGCGTCTTTATCGAGGTTGTGGTCGCCGGCCAAGCCGAACACAGCCGCCACCCCCGACGTCGGCAGGACCGAGAACTTCACCCTCATCTCGATCTGTGCCGCCGCTTTGACGTTGATGCTGCGTTGGTCACTGTGGTAAATCATGGCATCCTGCGCCTGGCTGGTGCTCTCCATTGCCAGCTCCATCACGCCATTCGCGCCATCCGCAGTAACACCGATGGTCGGCGGGCCGTTCCCGACGATCAGTTTTGTCCAGGCGACCCCGTTTTCTTCGGAGCTAACGTTGGGGAGGGTGGCGAGCCCGCCAGCGCCCCAAAGAAAATGATCGATGTAAGAGACCTCTGCGCCCCAAGGAACAGTTTCGAACGTGGCCGTATTGTGTGCTTCGGCCATGTTGTTCCTAAATCTAGATTTCTGCGACATGATGCGACTCTTTCGATTTGGAAGCCCGTCGCCAGGTCAGTCGCCCGGCGAACTTCGTCGCTTCACCTGAATAGCAGGGACAGGATTCGAACCTGCGATCTCCGGGTTATGAGCCCAGCGAGATACCACTTCTCCACCCTGCGCCGCACCCGGGGGCCGAGACCCCCGGGTGATTACCAACTACCGACTTAGACGGTCGCGATCGCCGGCAATCCGTCCGCGTGCCGCGGCTCGGACCGCTCGATCAACACTCCACCCAGTAGCGGGTCGTCCGTCGTCTCGTCCACGCTCAGGCGAACGCACTTGTATCCCGACGCCAGTAGCTGCGCGGCCGTGATTTCGATCTCGATGATCTGAGCCGATCCCGCGGCGGGCGAAACGCCTGCCGCAGCCGTGGCGAGCGTGATAGCCCCAGGCTTGGTCCCGCT